CTGTTTACTGTAGTAGTTGTACCACTAACAGTTAAATCGCCTGTAACTATTAAGTCTTGACTCATAGTAACATTACCACTAGAAGCAATAGCTATTGCATCTGTGTCGCTAGCTGAACCTATATTACCACCGTCAGATATTACAAGACTACCACCTGTAATAGCTCCTGTAGTAGTAATTGTGCTAGAGCCAGTGTTTATAGACCCAAAACCAGATGTAATAGAACCAGAGTCAAGAGCACCTGTAGTTGTAAGATTTGATAGTGATGTAATAGAATCTCCTACATAAGAAGAAACAACAGACGCTGCAACTTGTTTCATTGTGCCATCATCGTTTACTACAAAACGATCTGCATTTGCTAAACTTATTGAACTAGCTGAAGTGTCACCGTCTAATATGTTTAATTCATCAGTTGTAGCAGTTACACCATCTAGTTTATTTAGCTCTGCTGCACTGGCTGTTACTACAGTACCACCAAGAGCAAGACCATTTGTGCCATCATGAGAAGCAATGTCAAAGTCAAAAGAACCATCAGCAAATGTAGTATTACCTGTAATAGTAATAGTAGAGTCATCTGCAGTAATACTATCTAACGCAATATTTCCAACATTAGTAATATTGTTATCACCAAAAGATGTAGCAGGTAATATAGTAGTTCCTGTAGCTGTAAAGTTAGCAACAGTTGTTTGACCTGTAACATCTAACGTGCCTGCTATTGCAGTGTTACCGCTTGTATCTGCGACAGTAAACTTGTTGGTGTCCATAGTAAGACCACCATTAAGAGCAGTAGCACCTGTTACTGTAAGTGAGTTTAATGTAGCTAAACCAGAAGAACCCACTGTAGTAAAACTACCTGCAGCAGCACTGTTACCACCAATAACTGCACCATCAATTGTACCCCCGTTAATATCTGCAGTATCAGCTACAAGGCTATCTATATTTCCTGTACCATCAACATACAAATCACGCCACTCAGAGCCTACAGCACCAAGGTCATGTGTGTCATCAGCAGAAGGGATAAGAGGAGAGGCAACGTCAGCAGTAACAGTAACAGTATCTGTAGCCGCATCACCAAGAGTGGTGTTTCCGTTTACAGTAAGGTTGCCAGTAATAGTTGCATTTTCGTGTATCTGTACAGTGTCTATATAACCTATGCCATCTACATATAAATCTTTAAACTCTGCTCCTGATGCGCCAAGGTCTACATCATCATCAGTTACAGGAACAATAGCACCGTCTTGTATTCGTACTTGCTCTACTGCGGAAGAAGATACTTCACTAAAAAATCCTATGCGATTGTTAGATGTGTCTATTACTACTTTGTTTAACGCATCTGTGTCTGCTATAAGAGGTACGTAACCACCTTCAGTGGAACTACCATCGTGCTTGTGTCCAGTAGCTAAAGCAAATGCATCTCGTAGAGCATTATACTCTGCGTTTACTGGTGCAGCTTTAATAACCGCATTAGCGATAATATCGGCTGCTGATTGTCTTGAATAACCTGCCATGTTATAACCTGTCTCCTACTCCAAATGTAATCACTAGACCTTGTATACTGTGTGATGCACTTGTGTCATTAGTTACGTATTTTAAAGATGCTGATTTACCTGATCCTGATATATTAGTTCTTTGTACTGGTGATGGATTACCATCAAATATTGCGGTACTATTATATGTAGCCTCGTTATAGAAAGCTGCAGCACCTGCAGTAGATAAATTAAAGTTAGTTGGGTTTAGTGTCTCTACATCTGCATAGTCATACACAGCCGACATAACGATAGAGTTATCACCTTCAGAACGTAGGTATGTAGCTACAGTGTAAAATACCTTTCGTTGCTCTGGGTCTTGCATATGAAAGAAAGGCGTCTGAAATACACTTAGTATGGGGTTACCATCAAAGTTATTACCTACTTCTTGTTGTTGTACTTTACCTGCTGAAGTACCATGTAAAACAACTTCATTCTGACCTATGTAACCACTAGATGCACAAGTAGCTGTGATACCTAACATTTGGCTATACTCAAACTGTAATCCATTAGGTGTTTGTCTAAAGCCACCTATAATACCTTGGGAGTCTGCTGCTGCAAAGAAATACCTGAACTGTGTTTTCTGTCTAAGTACTACTGCATTAAGACCATCAAGGTCAATATCGAATACAATATCTGTAAAGATAGACTGAATGTCTTTTGATACTGTTTCTAAATTAACGTCACCAATCTTTGCTGTACCTGAGATAGGGCGTAGACCATCCTGAGATAAGAATAGTAAGTCACCACCAATTTCTATAACACTGTCTGTAGCTAGGCATCCTAAGTCATCAGTAACAGTTTGTAGTACAAAGTTAGCTAATGCAGTACCACCTAATTTTTTGATATTAGTAGAGCCAAATATAAATAGCTCATTCCTAAAAGACTTAATTGCAACTACAGGGAATCCTACATTTATTACACCTGCTCCTTGGCCTGGAGCAAAGTCTGTTTCATCTAGTGGTGCACTAAAGAATAGCTTTGTTGGATGGGCAGGGTCACCTGCTAAGAATAAATGATTTTGAAATATTGCAGAGTACTTTGGATCAGTAGGTGCATTAGCGTGAGTGATCTGCGTGTAAGTTGTACCATCATATGTAGCTGCAGGGTTTATTCCATCTGTCAGTACAACCTTTGGTGTGGCGAAGTTAAACCTTGAGAATCTTACTTTAGTTACTCCTACCATTGTAGGTGAACCTGCAGTTGTTACAGCGTCCCAAGCTGAACTAGAGTTATTCCATTTATGTAAGTAGTTGTTACCTGATGAAGGTTTTCTACAAGCTAGTATGCCATCGTTTATACCGTCAGCTACAGCTACACCTAATACACTTCCTGTACCTGTAACTGTGCCATAATTATTAGCAAAGCCACTTATCTTTCTGTAGCCACCAGTAACAGCAGGTTCGTAGTTAAGCAGTGATATAGCTGATCCAGGCTGTGTCTCACCTTGAGACAACACATCCCTACTAGTATTAAGTCCACCCTGACAGAAGACTTTAAAGGAAGCTAGATTCTCAGCCATTATACACCACTAGTAAATGAACTTGTCCTTGAATCACCTACAACAGTAGAGCGTACAAATAAAGTATCATCAATTAAAACTCTACGCATTGTCTTGATGCCATCTTCAAAGTTATTCTGATGCATAGCAGCACTTTGTTCGTTGCTACGGAAACGCATCATAAACATCATAGCACCATCTATAACTACATGTTTAAATCTATCTGGTATAATTGCTACATCGTTAAACGCAGTTAAGTCTGTCGGGAATTTCCAATACACATACTCTATTTCATATGCTGCATTAGGTATAGGGCTAACACCAAAAGCTGTACCTAGAGTTTGATATACAAGTGCAGGAGGTCCATCCCCATTTACTTGATCACCTGTATCATCTGATGGACGTACATTCTGTATGTACTGCTCATAAGATATTACAGTTAATGGCATAGGACTGTTGTTCTCAGAGCTTAGTTTCTTAAGGTAGAATGTATCCCAGTCTGTGCTAGAATAGTCTGCAGGAAAATCATACTGTCTTGTACCTACAGTAAGAGCCTGTGTAAAAGTTGTTTTGAGGAAGGGCCACTCCTGACCATCCTGTAGAATAAGTCTAATGCTACTATTTACTGCGTCTTTAGCTAAAGCTTGCACGTTTCTTACAGAATCAAAGCCATCACCTGCAGTATCAAGTGTGACCTCGTTCATACGTCTTAGCAATTCATTTACTAGTGTGACATAAGTAGCCATAGAGTTATCCTACTGTTATATAAGCTGAAGGGCAAGCTTGACATAGCTCGCCCAACAGTATATTTAGTATTAAGCAGCGTTGTAAACGGCTGACACCAATGCTTGTGGGCGCAAGATTTTGCGACCGTATAGGTGCATACCACGTACAATGTCTGCAAATGAGTCTGGATCACGGTAGTTTTCAACTTTGTTGATCTGCTCTGCAGAAGCAACCGCATCTTCCTGACCTGCCAAGATAACACCGTAATGATCGTCTTGGGCAGTCGCACCTGATGTACCTGCACCTGTACCTTTAGCAGGTAAGTTGTTAGATACATAAAGTCGGAAGCCGTGTAAGTTGTTTACAGCTAGTCCGTTTTGTAGACCTGCTCCACCGTAGTCAGCATTTAATAGACGTGAATCTTCGTCTTTTAAGATTTCCATGAACACTGGGTCTACAACGAGCCATCTGCCTCGTGAGTCAACATTTGCTGTATCCATCTGACGAGCCATACGTGCAATCACAGTCAACGGAGATGTCACAGACGTTGACAACGCTGTTGCACCTGGAAGACGTGCAGCTAGAGGAATGGAGTCACCAGTTGTACCTGATGAAGCTGATGTTGTGATGTGTCCAATGTCAGACGCATCTAAACGGTTAACCTTTAAAAATTCACCGTTTATTTCACCAGATGTTGGGTGCTGTGCTGTACCTGAAACTGTGGTAGTGATAGCACCTGCAGCAGAGTGACCTGACATATACTGAAGCAAATCTGCATCCATTGCGTCAGCCATTTTGTATGCTGCTCTGTCTGCAGCTAGGCTAACGAAATCAACTGATGAGAATTGATCTTCGATGTCATCCATTTTAAAAGCAAAGTAGTTAGCTTTGTCAATGGTTAGTGAAAACTCAGAGTCATCTAAGTCTTCTACGGAGATTGCAGTTTTACGCTCCAAAGCGTTGACTGTTACGTCAGGCTCTTTCTGGATACGAACTACATCACCTTGGTTTGCAATGTCTCCAAAATAGGAGTTGTTAGTGATTGCGTTTGCAACAGATGCTTTTCTTAGAGCAATCTGTGCTTGTTTGGAATAGATAATCGGGCTGAAATTGCCGTCAAATCCGCTTTTGCCAGAGGCAACTGCTATAGCCATAGTTAAATCTCCTTTATAGATATGGCGTGAAAATTTACACTACATACCCACTATAAAGAGGCTCTTGGTGTTAGGGTAGTCAGTTTACAGACTAATTGGCCTACTAGTCTGATCTGGGCCTATACTTTGAGGTAAGTCTTTTTGTGGCTAGTGCTTGTTAAAGCATACACACAGTTATGGTGTATATGCCATAGTTTTACTTATGAAATCTGTTTTGTCAACTATTTTCTTGACATATCATAAATAAACTTTCCTGAGCGTTGGGCATCCATTATTTCGTCCTGACGCTTTTCGTATTCCTTGATAGACATATTAGCAACTTGAGATTCTCTAATATACTTGGACTCTTCATTGTCGCTAGGTATGGTAGTACGTTTTGTTGTTACAGAAGAAGCTGCACCTTTATCTTCAGTAGGCTTCTTCTTAGTTGTTATACCTTTGTCTGCTTTGTACAAATCTATTACACGAGATACAGACTTAGCATCATCTACATTCTCATACAAAGCATCTTGTACCCACTTAGGCTGTTCCTTAGCCCACTCATGGAATGTATCATCAGCACGAATAGTGTTGAAGTCAGGATGCATTACAGATAGTTCAGCTTCAGCTTTTTCACGTTTAGCTGTAACTCTTAGCTCTTCAACTTCTTTTAGTCGCTTATCTATATCTGATGAACGCTCTTGTGCTTTCTTGTCAGCTATAGCTTCTACTATACCTGCTACATCAGGGTACTTCTTAGACCAAGCTTCTATCTCTTTCTCTGACTTAGGTAGTACAAGCTCATTCTTAGTTGCAGACTCTAGTTGTGACTCTAGCTTCTCGAACCTGAGTTTCCACTCTTGTTCTTTATCTTTCATGTGCCGCCTGATGTCACCGTAGCGTTGCTTGAAAGTCTTCTCTTCAGC